CTCCACCCCAAAAGGGTGAAGTTCTCTGGGTTCAAAGTTGACCCTAACGTCAGTCTTAAAAGACGACGGACCTGGCTATGCCATACTCATGGCATTATTTTATAGAAAGCCTTTTATGACTTACAAAATAGATGAGACTTACCGTCAAACGCCTTATGGCACTCGCGTATTAGTAAAAAAGCGCAACATCATGTCGGGGAATTCTCCACGTGTTAATGGCGCGCTAAAACTTCAAGCGAATTCGATGGTCCACGAAAGTGGAGAACTCATCTCGTGGTCGGAAGGTCAGGCCTCCGAGAATAAAGGCCTTGCTTCTATGAACAGCTTAGCTGGAATCCGCAGCGTGTTTGATTGGAAGCATGCTGAAGCAGTAGCCCGCGAAGAAGCCTACCGGCGTTTCCGTGGGAAACTGTACAAGGATTCAGCCTCTTTAGGTATAACGCTCGCACAAGTTGGCGAATCGCGTCGAATGATTGAGGCTCGTAGCGCATCACTGCGTTCACAGTCCATTCACCTGAATGAGGTACTCAACTCCTCTAAGTCGAAAAATTCTCGGTTTGTTGCGGACAACGTCATAGAGACCATCTTCGGATGGCAACCTCTTGTGACTGATATCCACCATGCAGCGACCACGGTCATCCAACTCGCCGACGTACTTGAAAAAGTGTCAGCTGGCGGACAATATATGATCGACGAGAATCACCACACGAAGACTCCCATTTATGAGGAGTATCACCGCGTGTCTGGGCCCATAAGGACCAGATTTACGGCGGATATTAGGATTGAGAACCCTAATAAGTGGCTTAGAGAGAGGGCAGGTTTGAATAACATTGCAGCTATCGCTTGGGATGCTGTACCTTGGTCGTTTCTGGCCAATGCGTTTACAAACTTGGGCACCATCGTCAATTCCCTTACCGACTTCTCGGGATTGGGGCTGATGAATTCTACGTACACCCTTAAGTACGTGAATATACAGACATCTGACCACACAACGTGGTATGGTCGATCTGATGGTGTGTCGCAGTCATTGAGTACGTTTACGTTTAAGCAGCGGGAGCTCATGCTTCCCTCGCTGACACCGAGACGGATATTACTGCGTACCCCTGAGCCAACCCTTAGTGGTTGTGCTATCGCTGCATCTCTTGCGATACAAAATGCGGCTCGATTTGTAAAGATCGTAGACCGTGTACCTGCTCTTCATGACGCTAAACTGCGCTTTGTGAAGAAGATGCGACGAGGATGAGTGCAATGCTCGTCTATAGAGGTCATCCTCTTAAAACAAACGGCATTCCGCCACGGGTAGTTCCCACGGACACTTACGTCCACACCGTTAAATCACGGTTTTAGAGAAAGTATTTTCAATGCCACAAGCAACCCAAACCCTAGTCGTCAAAGACGCTAATCTGAATGATGTTACCTATGACTTGATCGCCCCTGCTTCCGGCTATGGTGCCGTAGCAGAATACGCTGCAAAAGCTGGCGCCACCGTGCGCGGAGCCTACAAGCGTTTTACGATCTTAGTCCGTGACTCTAAAGGCCCTAAGGCTTCAAAAATTACGCAGCTGAAGGCTACGATGCCTTTCGTGCGTACAGACCTGATGTCCGGTCTCACTATGATCGCTGGCCGTGCGGAGATGAATATCACCGTTACGATACCTGCCGATTTTCCAGTGGACGACATCCCGAATTTTGTGGCAACCGCCCAAAATCTTCTTAAGACAACACTAGTAACCGCCGTCATCGTTGACGGTGGCCCTGCGACGTGATTGAAGACCCCAGCTCCATTTTGCTTGGGGTGTCAGTACTGGTGACAGTACTGATTCTTGTTCTGCGCGCAATGCGTTAGAATTTCAATAGTCTTAAGAAAGGTCTGTTATGGTTACAAACCAAGTGTGTAACGTCCTCGCTCTCCTAGCAGAGCAGGTGAAGTCGCCCCGCGCTCAGTCAGTTTTCATGCTGGCACGCGAGGGAGCCTGGGATCAGCTCCAGAAGCTATCCCCCTGTGATCCTAACGATTATGATGACCCGATGGCCTACAAGCTTGACGCGATTCTTGTTAACTTCGCTCGTAAGAGCCCTCCCCTACCCGGGGTTGACCTTCACAAGGTGGCTGTTAATACGTTTTTCACTTGTGAGTCACAAAACAGCTTAACTGCTGCCCGTTTAACTCCTTTCATTGACCAACAGGGGCCTTTCGACCCCGTCAGTGTGAAGCTCGTGCCATTCTTTTCGGAGTGGCGTCGCGAGGTTAAACGTGTATTAGGCAAGCTGCCCCTTTCATTAGGGGTCTCATTCTCACCAGGCGCTACGACAACGACTAGAGGCGATAAGTCCACAATTATGGACAAGCTTTCGTCACCTCCTGTGTTTTACTCTCGTGAGTTGGCCTGTTTCATTGACAGGACTAGCTGGGGCGCGCTTCACAGCGGGCAACTACAACTCACGGATTCCAATGAGTTCTTCTCTGTTGAGAAGGACTCCTCCACCAATCGTGGATGCTGTAAGGAGGCCCTTGGGGCCGTTTCTTTACAATTGGAAATTAAGGATGCGATCCGTCGTAGACTTAAGAGTCATTTGAGTATCGATCTCTCGACTGGCAAAGATACACACCAGCGGTTAGCCTTTCTGGCTAGTACAGGGCGACGAGCCCTTGCTACTATCGACCTCAAGAATGCAAGCGATACTATTACCGATGTTTTATGTCGGATCGGTTTACCCGATGAGTGGTATACATGCTTGCAGATGCTCCGGGCCCCTATCACCAATGTGGATGGGCGCCGAGTGAAGATACATAAGTTCTCTGCAATGGGGAACGGCTTCACTTTTGATCTAGAAACCCTCATATTCGCTACTTTGGCGAACGTCTGTCTGCGTCATCACGACGTTGATCAGTTTATGAGTTGCTTTGGAGATGACTTGATTGTCTCCGATGACCAAGCCTTTTTGGCTGAGTTATTTAGCGTCTTCGCGTATTGCGGTTTTACTGTCAATACAAAGAAGAGTTTTGTTTCTGGACCTTTCCGCGAGAGCTGCGGTGGAGACTTTTTTAATGGGCTCTCAGTGCGTCCTCATTTTCAGGGTAATTACCTGACTGAGCCGGCGCATTGGATTTCCTTATACAACGGCCTTTTTAGGCTCGATGTTCCTAAGGTAACTGAATATGCTATGAAATACTGTCTTCGACAGCTTCCAGTACATATCCGGGCATTACGTGGACCAAGCTTGCTTGGCGATATCGTACTGCATAGTGAGGGACCTTACCGGTCTTTCCAAGCCCCAGAGTTCCGCGAGCCTCTTGAAAGGGAGGCAGACGGTGATACTTGGGATGGGGTGTGGCTGAAAGGCTACGTTCCTGTCGTTAAGTTAGTTTCCTTAAAAAATTGGCACCCGAAAGTCCAGCTTGCTGGTTTGCTTTATGGTGTCGGTTCACAGGGAGTCACACCCAGGTCGACAAATGTCTCCGGCTACAAAATAGCTAAGATATTCGTTCCTAGGTGCCACCTTGATCGCTCAAGGTAGACTTATCGTAAGATAGGTGACTTGTCTCATTATGAGAATGCCAGCGTTTGCTGGGGAAGGGTAAAACCTATCCAAAG